CTCAGATCTATTCCACTATCAGATGACATGACATACTTTCTTTCAGTTCCCCCTGAAAGATATGGTGACGCAGTTTCTAATCTAAAGGAGGCAGGACTGGTCAATGACCCAGAGAAAACTAGAGTCATTATTGAGAAACCTTTTGGGACCGATCTTCAATCTGCTAATTATCTACAATCTGTGGTTTCTGGATGTCTACGCGAGAAACAAGTATATCGCATTGACCATTATCTTGGTAAAGATACTGTCAATAACATTCTTGCTACCCGTTTTAGTAATACTCTTCTTGAACCACTTTGGAACAGGAACTTCATAGAAGAGATTCAGATCTTCGCAACTGAAACTATCGGTTGTGAAGGTAGGGCTCAATACTATGAGGGAGCCGGTGCAGTTCGTGACATGTTACAGAACCACATGTTACAAATCCTGGCACTGATTGCTATGGAAGCACCTTGTAAGAATGACGCTAAAGAGATTCGTCGTGAGAAGGTAAAGGTTCTTTCAGCAGCAAGACTGGGAGGTAAACTTATCACTGGTCAGTATGAATCTTATACAAAAGAAGAAGGTGTTGAACCATTCTCACTAACTCAAACCTTTGTAGCTGGTGATATCTACATTGATAACTGGAGGTGGAAAGGAGTTCCCTTTCACTTCATGACTGGTAAGAAGATGCCTTACCAATGTGCTGAGGTTGTTATCAAACTGAGAGAACCCCCACTCAAACTCTTTGAAGGTCATGAGTATAATGATCGTATTGTTATCCGACTCCAACCTAAACCACATGTAGATATTCGTATCGACATGAAGTCACCAGGTTTAGAAGATAAAGTAGAGACAGCCACACTAACTCACTGGTATTCAGAGGATGCGGTGGATGGATATGTCAAGCTCTTCTATGACGCTTTGAGAGGTGACCAATCACACTTCGTTCACGCCGAGGAGGTGTTAGAGTCATGGAGAATCGTAGAGGACCTCCTATGTGTTGGTGAAAGTTGTCCAGTCAGGACAGCTCCCTACATCCATAAGGATGGATCATGGGGACCACAACATAAAACAGAACAAATTACCAAATGGGATTATCCAGCATGAGAATCTTTTTAGACACAGCAGACACAGAAGTAATTAAGAAGTATTTTGCCACTGGTCTTGTGGATGGTGTTACCACTAATCCCACACTGATCATGAAAAGTGGTAGAGACCCTCTCGATGTATATCAAGAACTCAAAGATCTTGGTGTTCCAGATATCAGTATGGAGGTGATGGGAACTGCAGATGAAATGATCCTTGAGGGTCGTGAACTGCATAAGAAGTTTGGAGATGTGACAACAGTCAAGGTTCCCTGCACCCGTGAGGGTCTGGTGGCCTGTAAGGCCCTCTCCAGAGAACTCATCAGAGTGAACGTCACACTCATCTTCTCCCTCCCTCAGGCAGTCCTGTCAGCCAAGGCAGGAGCCACTTATGTCAGTCCTTTCGTGGGTCGCCTAGACGACCAACAGGTAGCTGGTCTGGAGGTGGTTAGAGGGATCGCAGAACTGTATCGTATCCATGGTATCAGGACTCAGGTTCTGTCTGCCTCTATTCGTAATGTTCATAGAGCAGTTCGTTCATGGTATAATGGAGCTGATGTAGTCACGATGCCACCCAAGGTATTTGATCAAATGTATGATCACATTCTCACTGATAAAGGTATGGAACTCTTTGAAGAGGATGCTAAGAGTATCGTTCGTGGTGAAAATCCAGTGTCCATGTACAAGTCACAGGAGTTTAGAAAATGAATGGAAATCTAGAACCAGAGGATAGAGTGATGGGAGAACCAAACCTGGTAGAACAACTGTCAAAAACTATCGTCACCCTCGGGTGGTCTGGTGCTGATGATGTTACTCTAGAGATTGGTGGAATGTCCGTCTCTGGTATTGATGTTGGTGAGGAGTACAATAAGAAGTGGCAATCACCTCTTGGTACTCGTAAGTACAACAAAGATGCTTTCATCATCATCAAAAATCAATCACGAAGAGATCTGTCCAAAACTCAACCATTTCCTGAAGGTGAATTTAAACCTGCACATCCATATGAAAAACCCAATGAACGAGGAACAGAAAGCCGATCTGGAGAGGATCACAAAAGAACTTGATGGTCATCTTCATGAGATGTCAGTTCTTGATTCTAATGGGATAGAGAAAAGAAGAGTCACTATAACCTATCCTGTAAATAAATAACTCTACAGAGCTATTAGGATAGATGACCTTTCTAGAATTCATGCAAGAGTCATCCCTCAATCGTATCCGTCAGAAGGATTCGTCTAAGGGAACGGCTATTATGTCTGCTCAACGTGGTGACAAATCTAAGAAAGATAATCAAGCTCGTTCCAAACAACTGGATCGTGATATCCGTGGAGCAGGTCTTCCTGGTCCCACCAAGGTCTCTGGTAGATACACCGAGAACAAGGGACAGAAGAACGAGAGAAAGGTCGGAGAGAGGTCTTCTGTGGTCTCCTCAGGTAAGATGGGTAAGAAACGTTTTGCCAAGACCATGAAGAAACTTGGTAAGAAGTATGATCAGGATGCTGTTCTCCTGAAGAAGAAACCCAAAGGGAGTGCCGCTCTGGTGGGCACTAATAAAAGTGACTTCCCCGGTATGAATAAAAGGATCAAAACTGGTAAAATGAATCCAGGCAAGACTGGTGAGTTCGACACCAAGGTCAAGAACAAAACGTTCACTTATGAATCAACCGATGACTAGAATCAAAAAGTTTCCATTCAACCATGTGGTTCTCGATGACCGTGAGGAGGTATGGATCAAGGGTGGATACCCTGGTTGTTTAGCAGTTCCCAAACTGATGGAGAGATTCTATCCTGGGTACAGTGCTAAACTGGCACCAAATGATTTCATCGAGAAACTCAAAAGAGATAGAACACTCAGAGACACACTAGATGCCTGAAGACCCTTTCAGTTTCATCCCCCATCTTCGTAATGGAGTTGGGGGTATTTCAATATCAACCTTTATGGTTTTAATTCCTTTCCTTATATTGTTATGACGTATTCTGTTTATTCAAAGGATGGTTGTCCTTACTGTGTTAAAGTTGTTAGAGCATTACAACTAGCAGAGGTTAAGTATGTGGTGCTTAAACTTGGAAGAGACTTTACAAGAGAAGAATTTATTGATAAATTTGGTAGGTCAACCTTTCCCAAAGTTTTACAAGAAGAAACTTTGATTGGTGGATTTACCGAAACAGTTAAATACCTGAGAGAAAACAAACTAATTTGATGGATAACATCTGGGAGATCGAAACTATCGTTGAACAAGCAGTGGACTATGCCTTTAACAGAGGTAAGTTCATGTTGGATATGTACGATCTCCTAAAATCAAACAAGGCAACCAAGAGAGATGTTGATGTTTTCTTGGAGAGTCAAACTGCCAAGAATATTACTCTCCTCATTTATGATTTGGAAGACTATTTAGAAGGTGGATCTGATTCTGAACACAAACAACTAAGAGAGGCTTATGGTCATCTTGGTAAACCTGAAGCCAGAAAGATCAAAGACTTTTTAGAGAGTCTTCTACAAGGAGCATGGAAGTATGGACAAGAAAAGAGACCAGGAAGAAAGAGGAGAACTAACTCTAAATAAACAAACAAGTGACCTACCAGAGATAAATCGTGGTGTAGAGTTACTGATGAGAAATAAAAGGAGGAAACCAGAACCATCAAAGACCTTTCAGGTAAAGTTTGGACAGATGATTTCCTTTTTCAGAAGGGAGTTCCATCTATCGTTTGATATGTCTTTTGACATCAAAAAGAAGGAGGAATGAAATGCTAGCAATCACACTCACATTCAGTGTAATCTTTTCACTGATGTTTTTAATTGTAGGATCTGTAGTTGGATGGATCGCCAAAGAATACGTTCTTCAAAGAGACTCCAAGTTTATTCCAACACACCCAGAAATGTTCGATGAGAACGGACAGATTATTCCAGAGACAGTATGGGCTGTCAGATTTGAAGGAGATTCAGAAGGAGAAGGATTCGATCCTAGTGATGGTCCCTTGACTGAATGATCTAAATACGATACACTGAAACGAGAACAGAAATTACTATGGCTACATCAACAAAGAAGACAAAAGAACTTCCAGCTAACGCTTTTGTTCATGAAATCCTCGAAGAGGTATCTAAACAAAGGTCTGCAGCAAAGAAGGTTGAGATTCTTAAGAAGTACCGTAATGATGGTTTGACTTCTATTTTGATCTGGAACTTTGATGAGACTGTGGTCAGTATGCTTCCCGATGGTGAAGTACCATTCAATAAGAATGAAGTACCTATTGGAACTGACCACACTTCACTTCGTAAGGAGTGGAAAAACCTTTATCACTTTGTGAAAGGTGGTAATGATAGTTTGAGTAAGACTCGTCGTGAGTCTATGTTTATTCAAATGTTGGAAGGTCTTCATCCTGATGAGGCACAAATTATTTGTCTTGTAAAGGATAAAGAACTAACAAGTAAATACAAACTAACACAGGATCATGTTTCTAAAGCATATCCTGATATCCAATGGGGAGGGAGGTCTTGAGTAAAGTGCGTTACATCCATGAAAATGGTAAGAAGGATCTAGCAGACAACAAGAACCTTCCTAACAATGCATATCTTGTAGAGTACAAGGTAGAAGGTGAAACTCGTTATGATGTTGTTCAATCTGTCAAGGTAGTTGATATCTTTGATGAGTTCTACGACAAGTACAAGAAAGATCTAATCAACATTACACAGTCTGGTGGAACTGTGAGTCCAAAATTATGGAGTGGTAAGACAGATGGCAGCTGATGGATTTGATATTGACTTTGAAGGAATTGGTATGAACCCAGATCAGGTTCAGGATCTCTTGAAGAAGTACAAGAAAGTCAAGAAGTATCAGAGATCAAACTTATTTGCTGTCAAGAACCTTGATGGCACTGAAGATATCGTATCCAAGATGATCGATGAATCTCGTGAAGCAGGATTTTAATCGTGTAGATATTCTTAGGTTAATCTCTGAACTAGAAGGTAGTTCTGCACTTCTTAATCTATTAGAAGAGTATGAGGATAAGGAGATAATACGAACAATGATCAAGAAATATTATAAAATATATTTCTCATCCAAAAATAAATAAGATAAAGGTCATATTAGTATGTTGTCTACCCAATATAGGCTTCGGTTAGAGTTCATTTGTAAGTGTATTGCTAATGATGTAGAGGTAAAACTCGATGATATGGTATGGGCACAGAAACTTGCTAAAGCAAACACAACAGCGAATGAGATGTTGAAGAAAGCAAGAAGACAATCATCTCAGGGTATCCAAGAAGGAACTATGGATGATTTTATGAACAGGATGGGACTAGGTGACCCCGACCCATCCAATCATAAAACGGGGTTCAGTAACACAGATGAAATTGCTCAGTGGTTTCATCAAGAAAAACCTGAAGATTGGAGACAGAGGGATTAACTATTATGCAGGCATGGATTTATAGTAATGGTAGTCAAGAGTGTGAGAGGGCAGGTATGCTTCTCAAGAGTGTCTACAATGATTTTCACGAATACACTTTAGATAAAGAGTTTACTCAGAGCGAATTTCAGGCAGAGTTTGGAGATGGAGCAGAGTATCCTCAAGTATCAATCGGAGTCGAACACAGAGGAACTTTGAAAGAAACTCTCCAGTATTTGAAGTCAAACGGTATCATCCGGTAACAGTTGATACACTTTAAAAAGGGGTTGACATATATAGAATATGAGGTTATAATTAACCTATCGTTCATCTAGGTAACTAGACGCAAGTAAGTTGACTCGGAACGGAGCGTTCATCCCATGATAGATCTACTAGTTTATTCAACACTAACGTGTGCTGATGCCGATGCTATTATGTTGAGGATAAGGTCACAAAATAACTTGCCCCAAGAGGTAGTTATTGAGTTGGTTGAGACCGTAAAGGAATCAACACCAGAATGTTATTGGGACGCAAAAGCCAACTAAAGGAACGGACCTAAAAATCCAACTACTTTAGGAGTAAACAAATGAACACACTTAATCTGATCAGAAAGCAGATCAACAAAGCATCTGCTCTTCATGACGCACAGATCACTCTCACTCGTTATCGTGGTGTTGAGTGTAATGTACACCAGAAAGGTAAGGAGGCACATGGCACCTTCTGCTATCGTGGTCAAATCTACCGTAAGTGATGTACTTGCATAATAC